ATCGTTCTTGTTTAATTTTTGTTGCGTCTGTCATCTATTCGGTCTCCGCTTTCTCTATAGCGTCATTTATTATTTTTTCAGTTCTATATTCTTCATCGTAATTTTCTTTTATACAATATTCAGAGGTGATTTTTGAAAATTCATCTATTGCTATTAACTCTATATTTGGATTACAGTAATATTTAGTGTCGCATTTTGGACAGATTAAAAAATAAACAAATTCATCATCTATATGACTATGAAGACCGCATTGCTTACAATAAACGTCCATACATACGCCAGTTCCCTTCCATTGTATCATACCATGAGAAGAATCGTCATATTTTCTTTGGACTTCGCGAGCTTCTACTTCGTTTTTAACCTTCTTAGTGTTATTGGTTTGAAGGATATCGCTCTCTTCCAACTCTAAAATTTTATTTTCATCTACGATAACCTTAGCCTTTTGAATATACTCTGTTGCGATCCTCTTATAAGCATCTCTATATTCTTGATGGGTGGCATACGAATCTTGAGGAAGCATTTTCTCCATCTCTTCCTGAATATGCTTACTGCTAGAGAAAATTACTCTACCCTTGGCATAAGAAGTTGGGGCAAGGTCGATAGATAAAAATTTCCCAAAGATACCGTCTTTGTAACTCTGTTGCGTAGTAGCTTCTTCGAAATGTTCTTTCATATTCCTTATATAACTATACAATGTAGCAGAGCAATATATAACCTCAATAACATCCCCTGCATCTTGAACTTCTTTAATCTTTTCTTTAAGAGACGAGACTATCTTCTCTTCTGTCTCTTGCCGTGTTCTCTCTTGATATTCTTTTATGATATCGCTTATTTTTTTTACGTCTGGCATCTTTTTATTATTCATTTATTTTCCTTATATCTCTTGTGTATTTACAACATCCACAAATCATTCCCCTAGTCTCTTCAAACCTATGACACGTAAAGCCTTTAAAGTATTTACAACCATTACAATACTTCCAATTACGCCAAAGGATTATTAATTTAGTTATTAAGCCCATCATCTCTCCTCTTTTAATTCAACCCATTTAGCATACTCTTTTTCTGTCATTCCTAAATATTCATGCAAAGGGATATCGATATCGCTGTTATGCCATTGCTCTATTTCATCGTCGATTTTTTCTAATATTTCGTATCGCCACAAATGCTTTTTCTCTTTTCTGTCTAGAAAAACATCCCAATCTTTATTTTCATGTTTATCTCTTTCGAAAAGATAATAGCGGTTTGCATCGTTATCTTTTATGCTATCTTTCATCATGAATATCTATCTACTCCACCTTGGTCATCTTCTAATTCTCTATCAACATCTAATTCATCAACTTCAATAACCTTTACTTCTTCCTCAAAACCAAAATCAGACTCTTTTATAAAGTGGAGATCGTCAAACCCTAAAAACCTTTCCCAAATAAGGTCATATTCAAGAGGATCTACTCCATAAGTTATATCAAGACATCGTAGCATAACGCTAGCATACCCTGAACCACGACCACTTCCTATTAAGATATCCATATCCTTAGAAGCGTCTAGGTAATCTTTAACAATTAAGAAGTAAGTGGCGAAGTCATAGTTGTTATTGACTTTCGCAACTCTTACATCTTCAATCTCCCTTTCAAGAGCTTTAATATGTTTCTCGCTCTTATCCCAACCATGTTTCTTTAAACCTTCCCAAGATAACTTCTTAAGGTATTCAAAAGAATCTGGGAACTCTTTAGGAATATTAAACTTAGGTAATCTCATACCTCCGAAAAGGTTCCTTTCGATATCTGAGGTATCAACCCTATCTGCCATTACAACAGAATTAGTTATAACATGAGGAATATCTTTAAACATTCTCATCATCTCTTCCGCTGATTTAAGATAAAATTCGTGATAAGCATAAGAATATCTTTTTGGATCTTTCATGCAACGACTTGAACTCATACACATCAAAACTTCTTGAGATGACGCTTGAGATTGGTAGATATAATGAGTATCATTTGTAGCAACAACTGGCAAGCCCAGTTCAGACGAGAGCTTAAGGATATCAGGAATGATCGCTTTTTCTTCGGGTATTCCATGATACATAATTTCGAGAAAAAAGTTACCATCAAATATCTCATTGAGCAACCCTGCCATCTTTTTAGCTTTATCGTAATTTCCATATAACAGGTTAACGTTAATGACGCTTGATAGGCAAGCAGAGCCTCCCATAAGCCCACCTGAATGTTTTGCAAGTAAATCGATATCAATACGAGGGTCGGAATAGAAACCTTCTGTAAACGAACGCTGTGAGAGTGTACAAAGGTTATTGTAGCCTTCCCAATTCATAGCATATACATTTAAATGACGATTTCCCTTCTTACCATCTGGCTGAAAATCTTTTGGCTTGAGCTTATTGCCTTCTTGATCTCTTCTAACCTCATATTGACCTACGTCCATAGAACGAGCAAGATACATCTCTGAACCAAGAATAGGTTTGATAGGATCGAACTCAATAGGTCCCTTCTTGTTTGAAGTCGCTTTACATTCTTTTAGGAATTGAACATACCCCATAACATTTCCGTGGTCGGTTAATGCCATTGCTGGGAAACCTAATTCTCTTGCTCTAAGAACAAGGTCAGGTAATTTTGCTAGCCCGTCAAATTGAGACATTTCGCTATGAACATGCATGTGAACAAAATCTTTATTCGTCAAACTCATACTTCTTTTCCTTCAACCATCTTTTAAATTCGTCTTTATTGTAACTGTCTCCTTTTGAGCAATTTTCTTTTTCCCTGAGAGGTTGTAAATTCTCCAGACAGTTAATTAGTTTTATATCTTTTATACCGTACTCTACAAAGGCTTGTATCGGAAAAATATGGTCTAAATGCCATTTCCCCCCTTTTACGTTATCCCAATTGCCATGACTGGTAATATGAAATTTAAACTCTTTGCTTGAATACCCTAGCATAGCGTGTGTTCTTTCACTTTTCAACTGCCCAGTTTGGGATAGAGAATGTTTTAGCATTTTATAACATTTTTGTCTAAACTTCTCATTTTGAGAATGAGCCTCCCTATCCTCAACCCATTCATAGTGATTTTCTCCAGAACGCTTTTCTATGCCGCACTTGCTGCACCTTCTCCCCGACTTAAAATTATTGAAATTTATAAAATCTTCAACGCCGCAACTACACCTGTACTTCATCTTCTTGTGAGCATTGACGTACTCCTTCTCCAACAATTTGCATCCTCTGTCCTCAAAATACGCTTTGACATACTCTAAAGTTAATGTTTGCTTTTTCGCAATCAACATAGTCGAACATTTCTTACATCTATGCCCTCTCCTGAAACTATCAAATATAATCTTTGATACATTTCCGCAATGACATCTATAATTAATATGAGTTCTAGCGTTCTTATAGTGGTCGTCTAGCATTTCGCAATTATTTTTCGCGAAAAAGCCTCTAACGTATTCAAATGTTAATCTTTTACCCAGAATTTACTCCATAAAAAAAGAGCAAAATCTTATCCCAGAACACCAATAATGGAAAAAGAAATCACTCTTTACGATATATAATATTTTTATTGAAATACTTTAAATTGGTGTTCAAGTACTTCAATAATTATATATTCTATGAATAAACTAAAATACCTTTTATTTTTCTTTCGTCGTATTTTGTCCTTTAAATTCATGTAATGAGTATTGCGTACATTTAGCAGGTCCAACGCATTGAGAATGCCTACTTCCAGCAGGATGACCGCAAAACAAATTATTTCCATGTGGACCTCCTACAATAATGTCATTACATTTTTTATCTTTCGTATCTTTAATCATTATTCTATTTGTTATTGTCATCTATTTTTCCTACTTCGTTTTAATCTTCTAAATCTATAAAATCAAAGAACCCTTTATCCTTACCGCAGTCTAATAAATTGTTCTTTTTCGTCCTAGCAAATATCTCTGATATGTCATCGAAATTTATATTATTCATCATTACGAGAGAAGTATCTTTGTAAACTAAAAAATCTACTGTTCTCTCTTCTTCATTTACCATCTTTACTCGAACCTTACTATGTGTTATTATATGGTCTTCGTAATCACTATGAAATAACTTTTTTAAACTCATAGCAAAATAGATGCCTTCTTTCTTCAATTTCTCTAAAACACTTGATATATGCTTATCATCCGTTACTTCTTTATTGCATATCGTTGTTATTATCTCTTCTTGTCTTATGAATCTCATTTTTATCCCTATTCTTTTCTGGAAAAACAGGCCATCTATAAGCATTATACTCTATGGCTTTTAAAAATTGCTCGACATATTTATCAGGAACTAAATTAACAATGTTTCGTTGGGTCATATTTCTCCCTATGTCCGTCATGGAACTTTACAAAACGAGGTTTACACTTCTTTACAAAAGCTGGATCTGCTTCAAAAACTTCTTTGTTGCCCTTCCAACCGCTAAAACCACAAACCTCTTTCCTCTTACACTCTTTCCCGTCTGGGGCTATAAAAGGTTTATCTATGTTTGCGAAAGTTCTAATATCTTCGAACTCTTCTCCTGTATCTGGGTGTATATAGATATATAATGGCATTGGCTACTCCTATTCTACAATAATTGAATTCACTAATCTAGGTCAATAACTTCAAAATACGGTTTTCTATCTATATTACTGCTTTTAGGTGGCTCTTCCTCCATTGTTTTACCCATAAGATGTTCGTCCTCTTCAAGACTAATAGGTGTAGCTTGGTACTCTCGTCTAAATGCTTCTTCAGTAGGATAAATAGCTTGAAACTGTTCTCTAATCTGTTCGGCTGTTAAAGATGGAGAGTAGTAAGACGGGTTTGAAGTATAACCGTTTGAAGTATAACCGAGACTATAAAAATCATCCCGATCATTAAACGAATTTGACTGATCGCCCGCGGAACCTCGCCCAGCACGAAAATTATCTCGAATGGCATTTTGAAAGGCAATCCTACCACTACCTGGTGTTTCATGAGTAGTCGTTGTCTCTGCATTTCCTGTGGGAGTTTGACTATCCACAAAAGAAACTGCATCCCTTAAAGCTACTAGTACAGGGTCGTCTAAAGAAGTAACTGTAACGATGCTTTCTCGAAGGTTCGTATTTGTTATAACATAAATGATAGAAGGTTTAGTGATACTATGGG